ATCGCGCACTAGCGCCGCATTGCCCCGACCACCAGCGCGGGGCTTTGCTGGTAGGAAACTTTAGGAGAGAGAGATGCAAGAGATCAAGAGATTAAAGACGCCCGAAGATTGGGCAGTGGCCGTCAGGGCGGGCGACCATTTCACAATTACAAGTTCAAAGGGGCAGCTTGGCCCAGAGTTTTCCTCACGGCTTGAGGCGCTCCGATACGCCGCACGTCGGGTATTCAATATGCCCGTTGGCAGTGAGGATAGTTTCATTGAGTACAGGGGGGAGTGATGCCAGTACGACGCTCAAGCAAAGACCCGTCAAAGTGGATCGGCTGCACCCGCGCAATCGGCGGGCAGACAAAAACATTCGCGACCGAGAAACAAGCCAAGGCTTACGTCAAACAAGTTGAGGCCGAGACGGCGCGGCGGGGTATCTACATCAATCCCGCCGCGACGCCACTGTTCGCCGACGCCGTCGCCAAATACTTACAGGGCGAGGCGGCGCGGGCGAAACGCGGCGACGTTGGCGCGGCCCAGGTGGAGAACAAGCGCGTCGCGCTGGAGCAAGTCTCCGAAATCCTGGGCGCCGTCCGCGTCGGTGATTTGCGCCCCGTGCATATTCTCGACGACGTGATCGACGTTCTGTTCGCGGGCGCCCCGAAGACGGGACGCAACAAGGCGGGCGTCCTCAAGGGCTTTGGCCGTTGGTGCGTCGAGCGGGAATACGCCATGTTGAATTTCGGCGACGTGACGCTGCCGACGGTCAAGAAGAAGGCCACGGTCAAGCGGATCGACATGGACACAATGGCGAAGATTCTTGACCACGCGCCCAAGCGTTACGGCCTTGCTATGCGCTTCGCCGCGTGGACCGGATTGCGGGCGGGAGAACAAATTGCCTTGACTTGGGACCACGTCGATTTTGAGAATGGTCTCATCCATGTGGAGAAGGCGCGGAAAAAAGACAAATCCATCGACGACCCTAAGACACGACACGGCTTCCGCACCGTCCAGATGATGCCCGAGTTGGAGCAGATGATGAAGGAATGGAAACTGCAACAACCATTAGAGCAGCGTCGGAAGAATCTAGTCTTCCCGTCGAAAGCCGGGAATTACGCCGACGTAGATAACTGGCGTAAGCGGGGTTTGCACAAGGCGTGTGACGCCGCTGGCGCCGACCGCATCCGCTGGCATGATCTTAGACACTTCTTTGCAAGCCTACTTTTGTTCGAGGTCAAAGAACCCGCCGAGACGGTCGCCAAGGTTCTTGGCCACTATTCGGTCGCACTGACTTACGAGCTTTACGGCCACTGGATCAGTCCACCGAAGCGGAATCGGACGCTTGCCGATAAAATAAGTGAGGCAATAAGAAAATAATTCACAACCGAATAGGGGTTTGTGCAAATTATTCATGTGGGTATTTACCGAGTTTTAAAGAGAGGACAAATGTTTGAATTTCCGATGATCCCCCGATCAGACAAGCCACGCGCCCGCGAGTTTAGCGACGCGATGCGCCAAGGCGCCGTGTTGCAATTTACAATGTTCATTGACGCCTTTCATCGTCGAATTGCCGCCGCAGAAGAATATCCGACTCTTTCGTTCTTTCGGACGAGTCTGGCGCGGCGCAACCTCCTCTATTCAATTATGGTTGCTTACTGGACGGGTAAAAAACTCAATATTTCTGCCGAATGCTGCGCTAAAGGAATGGACTACTCAAATGCACTCCGCACAATGAAGGCTGCACAAAAGAAAAAATATGTTGATCAAGATATGAAGCCCAGCGCGACCTTAGTGGCCGAGTTTCGGCGTGGCGTCTTCGATGCACTAAAAGAACCAACTCTGCATCATCTCTGCCGGTCATTGATCGGCAGCAATATGATGGGAAGGTTGGCCGACGAGATCGAAGAACGAGACAAGGATTGAGCCGTAAAATATGGTTTGAAACCATATTAGAATATGGTTTATTACATTTTGACATAAAAATTGACGTTTCGTTAATCTCTCCGCCAGTGGGAGAATCGAAATGCAAAATCCAGAGAGAGAGTTGCCGGTAATCACCGGCATAGAGTTTGATTTGAGAAAAAACCGCATCAAGGTTTTGATGGCAGACGCCGCCGTTTCTGCGAAGGAACTGGCAAGCCTCATTGACATGCAGCCGCACACGTTGCGGCGGTATGTAAGGCATGAGGCCGAGCCGCGCCTGGAAATCGCGCAGTCAATAGCCGACGCACTTAGCGTCACTGTCGATCAGGTGCTTGGCGTGGACAGTGAGGGCAGCGTCGTCTCCAAGTCCACGCTCCAGCAACGGATACCTATTTATGGCGCCGCCGAGGGCGGCGTCGGCGTGGACATCTCCGACGTGAATGAGCCGATTGACTCCATCACCGCGCCCGACTTCCTCTCGGGCAGCCCGACGGCATACGCCGTCTATGTCGTGGGCGACAGCATGGCGCCGCGAATCCAAGCCGGTGAAATTGCATTTGTGCATCCAGGGCTGCCGTACAAGGCGGGTGATTTGGTCGTCGTACAGTTTGAAAATGACGGCAATAAGACGGCCATCGTCAAAGAATTTGTCGCCCTGTCCGACGAGGCCGTAAGCCTTGTCCAGCATAGCCCCGAGCAAAATCTGAACTTCCCCCGCGAGGGCTTACTTTCCATCCACAAAATTGTCGGCGTGAAATTCTGACGTAATATTTATTGACATATTGGCTTACGTTTTCCTAAAAGTGCAGAGACGCACTTTGGAGGGAAATGATGGCCTATCTCAAATTTATTGGTGAATTTATTCTGACGCTGGCGTTTTTCGGGACGCTGTTCGTCGGGCTGGAGCTTATCTGCATCGCCAACGATGCTTGTTACGCATCCCTGACACGATGACCGCCCCCGCATTGCTGACCGTCGATCAGGCGGTCGCGGAGATTTTTGGTGAGTCTAACCAAAGTCACCGCAAGACGCTTTATAAGCTCATCAAGGCGGGGCAGATCGAAGCCATCCGCGCCAACGAAAACAACAGCAAATATTGGATACCGCTCCGCGCCATTAAGGCACTGCGAGGCGAAGATGACTGAGTGTGATCTTTGCCACGGTAACCATTTTATCCGCAACGACGACATGACGACGCGGCGCTGCCCGAAGTGCCTCGGCGACGAGGAGCCGCTGCGCTCCAAGATTTTGCGACAAGCCGACGCACTTATAAATGGCGACCGCCAAGACCAATACGGCCCGCCAGCTAAAAACTTCCAGTGCATCGCCGACATCTGGAACGCCGGGTCAGACCACAAACTTGAGGCGTGGGAAGTCGCCTTGCGGATGTCGGAAATGAAACTCGGTCGTCTAAAAGGGCCAAAACCGTCGTGGGATTCTTTTCGCGACCGCATCGGTTACGTCGCACTCGCGGCAGAATTGTGGGTCACGATGGGCGGGGGCGACGATGGCGACTAACGAAAAAATTCTCGGCGAAATCGTCTACCACTTGCAACTTGCTTACAACGGCACCTTGTTGGCCTTCGACCACGACATCGACGTGGCGCGTCTGGAAGACATGCTGGACGACGCCCGCGACGCCTTAACCGCTGAACGGGAGAGGCTTGATGTCTGGTCGGCGTAACAAGGTCAGAGGGTACGAGCATGAGGCCCAGGTCGTTAAGCACTGGCAAAATTTGGGCGTGGATTGCAAACGGGTCTTTGCCAGTGGAGCTTATAAGGAACAGCTAGGCGATGAGCATAAAGGCGACCTAATGCTCTCGGGTTTTGTTGTGGAATGTAAGCGCCGTAAAAACGGCGGCGGTTTTAAATTCCTCCTCGACAGTCTCGACCAAGACAACGCCGACATTTTGATATGCCGCCAGGACGGGCGACCGATACGCCGCCTATACGTCATGGAGGAAGAAACCGTCGAGGCGCTGTTCCGGCAAAGCGGCGTGATCAAATGACAAAACGCGCCTACCAAAAGTTTGAGCGGAACAAGCGCGATTTTTACCGCACTCCTTACGCCGCCGTCGTGCCATTACTGCCGCACCTACCAAAACAAACACGGTTCCACGAGCCGTGCGCGGGCGACGGTGCGCTCATCCGGCACTTAGAGAAGTTTGGACATATATGCACCAAGGCGGGCGACCTCGTCCCGGCGGACGACCCCAACGAACCCGACATCGGCATCCAGATTCAAAACGCCCTTACGTTGGACAACTGCGGCGGCGAGATGTTCATCACAAATCCGCCGTGGCACCGCGACGCGCTGCACCCAATGATCGACAAGTTCTGCGAACTGGCGCCGAAGACGTGGCTTCTGTTTGACGCCGATTGGATGCACACCAAGCAAGCCATCCACTACCTCGAAACCAAGTGCCGCCGCGTAATCTCCGTGGGCCGCGTCAGTTGGTTTGGCGGGTCGGTCGGCTTCGATAATTGTTGCTGGTACGAGTTCGGACACAAAATCGACCAGCCCATTGAGTTTTTTGCGAGGGCGGCATGACCGCCGAAATCACATGGTGCCAGTGGCTTCCAAAAGACAACGACGAGGCCATTGAGAAGTACATAAACGACGGCTGGGACATCCGCATCGTCGACAGTCACCACGGAAATTATTCCGTTTTAGCAGTCAAGGAAGAAAAGCCCCATGAGCGCACCCTTTAATTCAAAAAACGGTTTCGAGACACACGGCATCAAACACCTGTCGGCCTCGTCAATCTCACTCTGGGAAACAAACCCGGCGCAGTGGGTTGGCTCGTATCTTCTCAAAATGAAGCGCGGCACGAGCGCCGCAATGTGGCGGGGTATCGTCGTCGAAGACGCGGTCGTCGCCGTCTTGGCGGGGAAGGGCTTGGCCGACGCCGTGGCGGCGGCGCTTAAACGCTTCGACAAGGAAATAACCCTGGCCGACGAGAAGACTGAAAAGGAACGCGCCGGGATAGAGCCGATGGTCGAACTGGCCGTCGCAGAACTGGAGCAGTACGGCAAGCCCGAGTTTTCGGTTGACGGCGGCCAACAAAAGATTTCGATCAACTGCGCGGGCGACGGTTGGAAGATGCCGATCATTGGCTACCTCGACCTAGTTTACCCCGAGCATGGCCTCGTCGTTGATCTCAAGACGACCATGCGGCTGCCGTCGTCAATGATGGCGTCGCACCGGCGCCAGCGGTGCATCTACCAGCGTTGCGTCGGCAACCAGCAAGTCAAATTTCTATACGTCACGCCGAAAAAATCCGGCTGGCTCGAAGACGGCGACGTGGACGAAGAACTGGCGAACATCAAGGCGCACTGTAATCGCCTGGAGCGGTTTCTCAGGGTCAGCGACGACGCCAAATATCTCGCGTCGATCATTCCCGTGGACCCGACGCATTTCTATTGGAGCGACTGCGTCGAGCAGCGCAAAGAGCTTTTCGGCATCTGAGCCGACACCGTCGTCGCGGCGGCTCCGCGACACAATCTCAAATAAGGAGAGATAAATATGTTTGAAATTGACGAGGGAAGTGAGGGCGGCGGTGGCGGCCCATTCATCAACTGGCACGTCCAAGAGAGTGACGACGGGTCGGCGTCGGCGCGGTCGTTCTCATTAAAGGACGGCGACGAGCGTACCGACATTACCGACCGTTTCAAGAAGGGCGTGATTCTCGACATCGAAAACCTACAAACCGGGTGGGGCCAGTTCGGGATGCCGTGGAAGTGGAATGAGTCCCCGAGCCGGATGATGAAACGCCCCGAGGGCGACGGGTGGAAAAAAGGCTTCTCGGTCCGCGTTGCCTTGGGCGGCGGGGACGCGGGACTGTGGCAGCAAAACGGGACGGGCGTGTTTATGACGCTGACGAACTTGGCGCCGCAACTGCAAGACGCCGAAAAAGGTAAGTTGCCAATGGTCAAAATGGACGGCGTCGAGAAAAAATCATTTGGCGAGGGCAAAGGCTCCACGGCGTTTGCCAAGCTCAAACTCGTCAAGTGGGTGGACCGCCCCGAGTGTCTACAAGAGAACGGCGACACGTCGATTGATGTCGGCGACGACGACGCTGGCGACGACGAAGAATTTTAAGATGACCAATAGGGGGGCCGTCGCGCCCCCCATTTCTTTGAGGGGCAGCAATGAACATTACTGACGAGGGGCGGCGCAAGGGCGCGGAGACGCAACGGTGGATGAGGGACTTGACGCCCGACGTTGGGTTTCTCAGTCCTGCCAGGGCCGACGCCGAATTTGTGCGGCGACTGAATGGCCGTTGTTTTTGTCCGCCAGGGCGGCACAACCCGAATTGCGTCGTGGGAAAAAAGAAATGTGGAAGCGAATAATGTTTTGGCTCAAAGGGTATCGGCGCATCGACCCGCCGAAGCCGATGACCAAGCAAGACGCCGCGAGGCTGCAATGACCGTCGCCGTAAAGACTGCGCGATACCCGAAATATGCGCCGAGGCTGGTCGGCGCCGGGTTCGATACGACGCCGCTCGACGGTAAGAAACCGATCTTACAGGGCTGGCAGGGCAGACCCGACACGGCGCTCGATTTTGACAGTTTTAACGGCGCGAATATCGGCGTCTTATGTGGGGGTAGGTCAAACGTCGTGGCGCTGGATATAGACGTATACGACGAGGCCATCGCCAAACAGATTTGCAATCTAGTCGAGGAAGACCTGGGCTTCGCGCCGCAAAGGATTGGACAGGCGCCGAAGACGCTATTCGTCTTCCGCTGCACCGAGCCAATGCGGAAGATCAAGACGGCGATATTTGACATCAACGGCACCGACAACGCCGTCGAACTACTCGCCGAGGGGCAGCAATTTGTCGCCAGTGGCATCCACCCCGACACAAAAAAGAAATACCGCTGGAGCGACGACAGTCTAATGGACGTGACGGTGGAGCAACTGACCGAGGTGACGCCGCAACAACTGCACGACTTTATCGCCGTCGCCAATACGACGTTGAGCCAGTACGGCGAGAAGAAGGGCCGAGAGAGTAATGGCGCCGCGCAACTTGATTGGTTTGCGACGAATGAGTTGCAGGGTGAGGTCAGGGAGGTCGATGTCGCACTCGCCCACATTGATAACGACGATTGGCACTACGACGATTGGGTCCGCATGGCGATGTCGATTAAGGGCGCCGTCGGCGACGAGGGATATGAACTGTGGCACCGCTGGTCTAAGCGGTCGGCCAAGTATGACGGCCAAGAAACCGACCGCGTCTGGCACTCTATTAAAGACGTGAGGCGCACCGGCGCGGGTTCGATTTTCTTCATGGCGAAAGAAAATGGTTTTGATATCGGTGAGTTCCGGCGGGAGGAGAAAAAAGACCCCGTCGTCGTCGATCAGAAAACCGGACTGCCCGCCGGAATGTATCGCGCCTCGGAAGTCACCGGCCCCGTGCCGGAACGCGAGTGGTTGCTCAACCAGTGGTTTCCTAAGAAGGCGGTCGGACTTCTATTCGGCCAGGGCGGCGTCGGCAAGACGCTTCTTGTGCAGCAACTCGCCAACTGCATCGCCGACGGGGAGCCGTTTATGGGCATCCAGACGCGCAAGATGCCGGTCTTGTGTGTCTTATGTGAGGACGACAGAGACGAGATCGACCGGCGCCAAATCAGCATTAACGAGTGGCGTGGCATTGAAGACGGTTTCGGCAGTGCGCCAGACGATCTTTATCTTTGGCCGAGGGTCGGCGAGGACAATATCGTCGTCACGTTCCCCAACGCCGGGGAAGATCAGGCGACGCAATTCTACGAGGATTTGACTAAGGCCGTCGAGACGGCCAGGGGCGAGGCCGACGAGATTTGTGTGATTTTGGACAATGCCACAGACTTTTTTGGCGGCAATGAGAACGTCCGCCGGGAGGTCAACACGTTCATCAAATCGTATTGCGGCAACCTTTGCACGACGTACAACGCGACGGTCATTCTGTTGGCTCACCCGTCCCTCTCGGGGCTTGCCAGCGGGTCGGGGATGTCGGGGTCAACCGCCTGGGAGAACAGCGTCAGGAGCCGCTCCTACCTCTCCAGAGACGTGGATATGGACGACGTGAGAACACTGTCGCGGAAAAAGTCAAACTACTCATCAATCAACGACGAGACTGACATCAAATTGATTTGGGAGGCGGGCGTCCTACAGGTGCCGCAATCAGAGGACGCCATCGCCAGGATTGAGGGCCGGAACGTCAAGCGGGCGATTCTACAGGCTATTGACGAGGCACAGAATACGGGGTCGCCGTTCAAGTCGAGGACGGGCCGGACAGTCAAAAATGCGCTGCCGAAAGTTGTCAATAACTGGAAACGCGGCGTCGTAATGAAAGCGTTTTACGACCTCGAAAGTGATGGTTTTGTCGTGCATGAAACGCGGAAAGGCTACCGCGTCAATAATTGGCCGAAATGGGGTTAAGTATATGAAAAACAATAAAAAAACCACTGTGTGCTTTCGGAAAACACACAATGGCGAAAGTTGTAGCAATATCAGAGACTTAACGATGACACACATATCCCCCCTATATATACCCCCTATGTGTGCGCGCCTTCAGCGCGGCGCACACATTTTGAGGCTCGGATGATGCGGCGACACAAAGTGAAAAAAACCGACCCGCTATTAAATGCGGCGAAGGTCGGCAACGTCACCCACGAGCAGATTTATCACGCGCTGCGTCCACTTGATGAGATGGTGCATCGGATGGAGTTGCGGTGGGGGGCGGACAGGCTGCCGGGTCTGGTGGATGTTGACACGGCGGCGCGGTTTGGGTCGGCCAAGGCGAAACTCGACGCGGCGATTGCCGACAATGATGTCGAGGCCGTCAAGAAAAGGGTCAAGGTCATGCTCCGCGCCTGGAAGAAACTGGACGGTCAGGCCGCCGAGGCAGGGCATCGGCCTATCGACCCCGAAGTATGGACGGTGAAAGTCGATGGCGGGACGGCGTATGCGTTTGTGCAGTCAAACGCCGAGGCGTGGAAGACGACCAAGGAACTGAGAGACTGCCGCGTGTTCTCTATTGAGGAAGTGGCGCGGTTGCTCGACGCGCAGTGCAATTTGATTGGAGCGGTGAAGGATGAATTTCCCGATGCAAAAGTTGTCAGCGCCAGAAAGCGCGAACCCCTCGACGACGAAATCCCGTTCTGATCTGGCGCGTCGTGCCGTCGAGGAAGTGGGCGACGTCGCGGGGTTGCTGGGTTTGTTTTATACGGCGGCGGAGGTGGAGCGGAGGTTGCCGAGGGCGTATGATTTACGCGCCAAGGGATGTTGGCCGAAGTACGCCGACGATCCTGACCTCGCGTTTGGTTACAATGATGCGGTCGTGACGCCGGGACCGGCGACAAGTCGGGAAGTGACGAATTATGATTTGGCGTTGCAAATTTCACAGTGGCTTGACGAGGATGACCGTAAGTTAGTATGGGCCGCAAGTCACAGTGCCGCCAGGAGCGCCAGGGGGCCGCGCTGGAGGGCCATCTCTAAAATTCTGAGGTGTCACCCCGCGACGGCGAAGCGTCGCACTGAGAGGGCTATTTTGGGCCTCTGGCACAAGATGTTGTGTCTGTGTTGACGTTGCACACTAAATCTAGTATGTTTTTACTACGTTGGGATTCGTCCCGATACTCCCTTACTCCTCCCTGGAATTAAACTTTAAGGGCGCCTTCCCAGAGGCGCCTTTTCTTTTTGGAGACCGTGATGGCGGCGCGACCGGCGAAGGGGAAAGCCAAGGTCAAGGTGACCAAAAGCGGCAAACGGGTCAGCTACGGTCAGGCTGGAAAAGCAAAGGGCGGTGGTCCGAGAGTGCGGGCCGGGACAAAAAAAGGCGACGCATATTGCGCCCGGTCGGCGGGACAGATGAAGAAACACCCAGCGGCGGCGCGTAATCCAAACTCACCACTGCGACTGTCGCGGAAGCGGTGGAAGTGTGCGGGAGCTAAATCAAGGAAATCGTGATGGCGAAGGTAGGTCTATATAAGCGCATCCAAAACAAACGTGAGCGGATCAAGCGCCAGAAAGCCGCCGGTAGAAAAGTGGAGCGTATGCGTAAGCCTGGGTCAAAAGGTGCGCCGACCGCCAAAGCGTTTCGTCAGTCAGCAAAGACGGCAAAGAAAAAACGATGAACGATCTTCCCAAGATAACCATCAAGCAAGAGAAGTTTGCTCGGCAATATGTGGGGCCGTGCGACGGTAATGCTTCCGAGGCGTATCGCAAGGTCTATAGTGTCGAGAAGATGAGCGATAAAGCCGTGCAAGTCGAGGCTAGTCGTTTGTTGTCTCACCCTGGTGTTTCCCTATGGGTAGATAACCTTAAAGCCGCATATCACGATCAGGAAGCCATCACAGTCGAGGAAATCTGCGAGAAGCTGCGCCACATACACGCGGGTGCGACGGCGGCGGGCCAGTGGTCGGCGGCGTCTCAAGCCGCGATGGGCCTCGCCAAGCTCGGCGGATTGCTGGTCGAGAAGCGTCAGGTCAGCATTGACGACGAGGGCGCCCACCTTGAGGCCGTCGAGGCGCTGGCGGATGCGCCGCGCAAGGATGACGACGAGCCGAAAATCGAGCCGCATATTGTGGATGAAGCGGCAGATGAGCAGCAAGAACGCGTAACGCATTGATATTAAACGTATGACCGTCAGGTAGATGACCTGACGCCAACGATTATGGGGCCGCGCAGGACGGGCGGCTGGCCGGTGTCTCCCTCCCCTCTCTCCTCGCCGCCAGCGCCGAACGGCGGGTGCAACTCCCGCCCGGCTCCACCATTTGACCGTCGATGCCCCCCCCTTCGCAGGGGCGGCGGGGCGGGAATTATTTGTACCCCCCACGCATCTATTTGGAAGCACATATGGCGACCGACAAAAAAATCGCGTGGAAAAAATTTGTAGAACGCTACCGCGACGACCCGGCGGGCTTCGCCCAAAACGTCATCGCCATGCCGCCACTTGATTGGCAGCGCGAAGTGATGATGGCCGTCGCACAAGGCGAACGCCGTCTGTCTATCAGAAGCGGCCACGGCATCGGCAAATCGTCGTGCGCCGCCGCACTCATACTCTGGTTTTTGGTCACGCGCTACCCGTGCAAGATCGTCGTCACCGCCCCGACCGCCAGCCAGCTATACGACGCGCTTTTCGCAGAGGCCAAGGCCAGACTGAAAGAAATGCCCGCCCCGGTTAGGAAGCTACTCGAAGCAACCAGCGACCGCATCTATCTGAAAGCCAGCCCGACCGAGGCGTTTTGCAGTGCCAGGACGAGCAGCAAGGAACGGCCAGAAAGTCTCGCGGGCGTCCACAGTGAAAACGTCCTTTTGATTGCCGACGAGGCCAGCGGCATCCCCGAGGAGGTGTTCGAGAGCGCCGCCGGATCAATGAGCGGACACAATGCTACTACTTTGCTACTGGGCAACCCCGTCCGAGCGACTGGGTTTTTTTACCGGACACACACGGAGCTATCGCATGATTGGTGGATTAGAAAAGTGTCGTGTGCTGACAGTCCTCTCGTCGCGCCTGACTTCTTGCGCGACATGGCTTCGCGATACGGCGACCAAAGTAACGCATACCGTGTCCGCGTTTTGGGCGAATTTCCTCAAGCAGATGAGGACACGTATATACCGCTTTTTTTGATCGAAGACGCCGTCGGCAGGGACATCGAGGTCAGTCCCGTCGCCCCGGTCGTCTGGGGCTTGGACTGCGCCCGCTACGGCAGCGACCGGAGCGCACTGTGCAAGCGCAAGGGCAGTCACATTCAAGAGATCAAGACGTGGCGCGACAAGTCAACGATGGAACTGGCGGGCATCGTCTTGGATGAATACGAGAACACGCCAATCATCGACCGGCCACAAGAAATCTGCATCGACAGTATTGGCATCGGGTCCGGTGTCTACGACCGGCTGGTCGAGTTGGACTTACCGGCCAGGAGCGTCAACGTCAGTGAATCGGCCTCGATGCAGCAAAAGTACATGCGTCTACGCGACGAACTGTGGGGCAAGACGAGAGAGTGGTTTGAGGCGAGGGAGTGCGTCATACCCGACGACCAACAACTTATTCACGAACTGGCGGCCCCACGTTTCGCATTCACGTCATCAGGCAAAATCAAAATTGAGGGCAAGGACGAGATGCGAAAGCGCGGGATTAAGTCGCCAGACCTTGCAGACAGTGTGTGCTTAACATTTGCCAGTAACGCCGTCGTCGGCGTCCACGGCAACAAGTACGGCTGGAAGACATCAATCGAACCCGACACGAGTTATGTAGTTTAAAATGGCTTATTACACCAACCTACTCGGCATCGGACCCGAGGTGCCGGTCATGGCGATCCAGCGCCCCACGGTCAGTCCCTACGCGGCGGCGTACACACCGACGGGCATTTTACCGCTACCCCCGGCGCCGGTCGCGGCCCCCGTCGTGGCCCCCGCCGCGCCGGTCGCCCCGGTCGCACCCCCGCCAAAAATGGCACTGCCGCCAATTCTCCCGCTGCC